AGTCGCACACGTAGACAACATCGTTACCAACCGTTAAGCCGTAAAGCAGCCTAGACGGCGGTGTGCCTTGACCAAACGCCTGCAACGACCGATAAAGCCCCTGCTTGGAACGCGATGAAAAGCCTTGCAGCGTCATGACGTTTGCGCCCAATACCGACCTAATGCCAATTCCACCCAACTGTAGAAGGTGCTATTCGCATAGGCTCCGGCTTTGATAATCATAATACGCTCCCCAACGTACCAATTGGGAGTAACGATAAAGTCCGCACTAGTCACGCCGTCATTATGATTACGCTTGTACTCAGGGTCGGTCGCGTCTTTCGTATAGGTAATCGTGTCGCCGTCAATGTAGGTAATTGCTTGCCCATTGAATGGTGACTGCATTAATAGCCACGGCTTGGCAACCGCAAACGATTGGCCCGTAGTGGTACCCGCCCTAACGTCGAATTGCTTGCACGTCAGGTAGTCTTCACTAACGCTTTCAATCTGCGCCCATCGAATGTAATTCGACGCGCCCGCAACGCCGCCGCTATCTGGCAAGTCAACCGACAACCCATCTTGGAATCGGCGCAGGTCCGCATTGCCAGACACCGCCATGCCGCGCTGTGGGCCTTTGACGATGTTGGCGTCTAGGTTCTTGGCAGTAAGTGCCTGCCCCTTGCGCGGCGGCTGGTATGATTTCCCGATTGCCATTAGTTGCTCGGAATCAATTCGTTGAAGTCCACGCCGTACTGCGTAACGATTTCCTTGATGCCTACACCGTTGACCAAATTCTCCGGCTCTTTACCCGTGGCAGGGTCAACGAATACCGCGGTCTGCGTCCAACGGTATCCGTCCGCTTGGAATGTAACCTCGCACAACCACTTATCAGGATTGGCTGCGGAATCGTGCCGCTCTGCCGTGAATCCGGTACACAGCCATCGGCCAGGCGCGCCGTAAAGCCATGTCGCGCTATTGGTCTTACCAAGGTACTTGATGATTGCATTAAACATGCTGGCAGGTTCCATCAACCCGCGATAGGTAATCTCGACTAGCGGACGGAATTGATTCACCTTCGCGCCTTGCGTGACAGTCTGACCAAACCAGTTTGGGTCATCATTCGGGAATGTATGGCTAACGGTAATCGGAAATCCGCTCACATCTTTAGCGGTCTGAATTTGGTTCAGTGTGCCAGACAATACCGGAACCCATGTGCCAACGGGCGGGATAGTGTCCTTCACCGCCTTATACGTGACGGTACACATCAACTTGCTATTGTCGTTCTCAATCGTCGAATACTCTTGAGACGCAACGCGGAGATTACTATCAAGCGTGGTCGTGGCACCGTGCGTGAATCCCGCCGCGTTGACCGCAGTGCGCGCCTCCGCAACTCGTGCCGCTAAAGGTGTACCACTGCCAGCCGTCAAGCCGGTTACCATCAAGGTGCGCTGGAATTCCGTTGCCGCGCCGGATTCCTCGACAAACCGACCGCCGCTAGATTTCGCGTCTATGATTACTTCAACTGCCATGATTTACCCTAACACCGCTACGGGAGAGCGTTGCGTATTCATTGCCGTCATTCTGGTTGCGTCTAGGATGCCCTGTAACAAGGGAATACTGTTATCCGCGCCGGTCCTAGTGTTGCCGCTGCTAGTCGCCGTGGTGCCCGCCGCAGACATGCCTACCGCGTTGTTCATCACACCGCCACCAACGCCACCAGACACGCCACCCACACGGGCGGAATACTCGCCCGTGCGGTAGCTAGTACCCTCGCCAAAGTCTTTGATTTCCTTGGCGTAGTCAGCCGTCTCTTTCATGGTGTCCGCTATGCCTTCGCGAATCTCTTGCTCTTTCTTCAGAGGCTCCACAATGTCGAACGTGTCAAGCTCCATTGCTTTGCGGATGTCTACACCGTCACCGCCCGCCGCACCGCCCATCATCTCAGCCCATTTGGTTTTGAACTTGTCACCCCAACCGCTAGAGTCTGCAACCTTTGCCGCATCCGTAAATGCTTGACCGGCAGACTGCGAAAGCGAATTCGTGAACTCTTGGCCGAAAGCATTCTTTCCAATAACCATGCCAAGCAATGACAAATCAAACTTAGTGTTGTTTATCATGCTTTCAGTGAAATTAGCCGCGCCGGTTTCCATGCCCATCTTTGACAGAACAAAGTCCATACCTTTGGCTAGGGCATTGATAGCCTCAAGCAAGCCTAGCTTGAATGTGTTTGTAATCATGGAAAACACATTGCCAAGCTGCGTAAGGTCGCCGGTAATCAGTCCGCCAATTACGCTGCCAATAACACCGAAAGTCTTAGAGATGCCAGCCGCTACAAGCAACACGGTACCTTTGATTTTGAACCACATGCCGTATAGCTTCTGCGCGCCATCCAATAGCTTCGCCATCCCACTAACAGCGTAATTAATTGCACGGGTCATCAGCGGCTTCGCGCCACCAAAAGAGGCTGCAAACCGCTGCATCATTTCAGTGATGTATTGCACGGCTGGTGCAAGCTGAATGACAAGCTGATTCTTGAACGCTTGGAAGATGCCGCGAAGTCTACCCATAGAATCACCCATATCATCCACGGCAGACGCTTCAAAGTTGGAGAACAATTCGCCGGTAGCTTCCATTTGTGTGCGCAACTCTGAAAGCTGTTCACCACCCGCAGACAAGAAAGGAATCATATCCATACCAGACTTGCCAAAAATAGACGCCGCTACAGACGCCTTCTGCGCCGTGGTACCTAACTTATTCATGCGGCCCGCTATTGCTTCAAGCTGTTCCGTCAATGACATACGGATAAGCGATTGCGCGCTAAGTCCAAGGTCGTCAAGTGCATCCTTGGCTGGCCCGGTACCCATTGAGGCCGCGCCTAAATTCTTGGTCATAATCTTTAGGTTGCGGTTCAGCATATCAACGTCAACCTCGGCAAACGCCGCTGCTCGCTGCAATACCTGAATCTCTTCCGTGGTGGTGCCTAGTGCCTCGCTTAAATGTTTGGTGTCTTCAATCATCGTAGCAGTTTCGCCAAACGCGCTGATCGTGCTGCGAATCCCTTGCTCCATCTTGTTAAAGAGAAACCCGCCAGCCATTACAGCAGCCGCACCGCGCACAATATTAGCCGTCTGCGAAGATGTTCGCTGCAATCCCTTGAGCAGACCAACAGACTCGTTGATACCTTTGCGAAGATGCGCAGTCTCCGCCCGCATGGATACTGTAAGTGTTCTCTTATCAGCCATTGCTTACAATCCTCATACTTGCGCTTGAAAGTCCGTCAACCGCTTTCTTGTACAACTCTTCGCCGGATAGAATCTTCGCACCTACAATCCGCGCACGGTGCTCTACAAACGGCATATATTCCGCCATGCTGCGCGGGGTCGTGCCGCTCGTGGCAATTACCGCTTGGCACAACTGCGCCATGAGTATTTCCATACCGTGAACACCAAACGGCTCCACTTGAAAATATGCCTGCCAATCAGCGAACTCATCGGCAGGCATATTCTCTATCTCTTCAAGTGTTTTCCCTAGTGCTAGTGCAAGCCTATGCTTCGCCAACCATCTAGGGTCATCGTTTAGTTTTTTTCCGCTAGTGCCTCGTCTGATTCCGTCAGCTTGCTAAGTCGCATCGCAACCTTGGCAAGCCGATTGATTGCAGGCGCAGACTTATCCTGCAACGATTCAATATCCTTTTCTGTAAACAGTCGGATACCGTCATCATCACAAACGCACATTTGCACAATCTGGGCATACAGATTATCCGATATACCATCGGCCTGCATGAACGACTTTTCAATGCGCGTCTTATCGCGGGTCGTCATGGTGTAGACTCGCAAGTCCACACCCCATTCAGGAACGCTTACAACCTCAAACTGCCTATCGTCTTTCGCAAGAATTTCGGCGCGTAGGTCTTTCATTATGCGGTGGTGTCCTCTGTGATGGCTCCAGAAACTTTGAACTTAACGGTCTGCGTCATGACTTCGCCAATCTTGGCAGATGCGCCAATCTCAGTACAGAACATAGACGCGGCCCACGAGCGAGCAGATGCCCATGCAATCGTCACCGTTTCAGCAGCCGCACCCAAAAGGGTAGCCGTTGCATCAGTGCAATTGAAGTGGAACGTCATGCTTACCTCGCCGCCGTCCACAAGGTCGGCAGGGATGTAGGTGTGCGAGCCGGTCGTACCCATATGCGTACTCTTCAGCGCGTCACGGACTCGACCACTCCAATCAATATCAAGCAACTCAGCAGCAAAGGTGGAAGTACCGAAAGTCACCGTTGCGCCTGTTCCGTCTGTCGCTGTACCCGCCATTTGTGGGCCTCCTTATGTTATGGTCTACAAGACCACTCGTACTCTTGCGTTATAGTTACCACGCGGCTATCGCTGGCATCCTTAGCGTCTGTAACGTCTACATCTTCGCGGTTCAAATGCAATCTATCGAAAGTGGTAGAATTGCCGCCTATCGTCACTGTTACCGGCTCTGCGCCATCTAGCGCGGCCCGTATTGCGTCTGCAAGCGTTACAGCCGCGTCATACGTTTCCGCGAACGCGCTAACCTCTGTCGTACCCATCATCAAGTTACTAGCCGTCACGCCGCCCATATGGTGCTCTGTGCTGGCCTGTATTCGCTGGTAGGTCACGAAAGGCATTGTCACTTCACGCGGCACAGCGTCAATCGAGCACACGGTATTTTCCGTGTTGTTCGCCGCCACTACCGCAGCACTATCGCGTATCAGTTTGCGGATTGCGTGCTCTGGATGAAGGAATGCCATTTACTTGCCTTTGTTCCATTCTTTAGCTATTTCGTCAAACATCGCTTTTCCAAATATGGCAACTATCTGCGATGCATTATCGTCAAACTCGCTTGACCAAATCGGGGTCGCCTTAATGCCGGGGTGCTTTATCGTTCGCCTAAGTTTCGGTTGGTATATCTTATGTGGCTTTGCGCCACCCTCAAAGATATGTGCCAAAGATGAATACTTAGTCTTGCGTCCCTCTTTGGCTATAACCTTGTTGCGCGTCTTGATACTACCAGCAAGGATATTCCCGCGCTCTACTTTGAAAGATAGGTATATCTGTTTTGCATAAAGCGCACGAGATGTGGCATTCATCGTAAGCAACTGCGAACGTATGCTCTGTTGCAGTTTAGCTCTGAATGGATTTAGTGCTTTGCGAGATGCTCGTGTTACCACGTTACGCCGCGTCTTGTGTTCCATTCTTTCTAGCGAGCGAATCATTTCCTTGCCGCCTTTAAAAGTGAAGCCAACTAACTGCGCCATATCACGCCACCTCTACGCAGTCACACATCAAGTCCTGCCTGCGCCCGGTCGGGTCGTACACACTTTCGATATTCAACTGTCGGAACAGAATCACTTTGGAATTGTCCGCGTGATTCGCTATCGTCGTACCAAACGCCCCACGGCTTACCGTCAGGTTGTTTGAACTTATGCCCGTCACCGTCATCATTTCATCGTCTATCTTCAACGCCCGCAGCCGCCGCGTTTGCTTGAACTGCGCAAAGGTGGAATCATCCACTGCAATCGTTGTCTCTGTCGTAATCGCGCCGTTGAGTTGGCCTGGGAACCCGTCAATCAGGAATCGGCGTTCTGTCGTAATGTCGGGCCGATAATTGACGCGCACCTTATACTCCATCTTCGCGCTGTTCTGTCCATCTTCAACTGTCTCGCTACCAGATGCCGGGATTACTTCCGCATACACGAGGCTAACGTTAGTCCACGATTCAACCGGTTCGCCGCTGGTTGTGCTAATCGTTCGTGTCGGCCTCTGTAGATACAGAATCCGGTTCTTTAGTCCCGCTCTCGGCATCTCGATATGCTCCGTATTCTGCGTGCTTCGTTACTTTGTCATACTGTCCAGCCGGTGCCACGATTCCATTCTTTATCGCCTTCTCCGCCTTTTCGTCATCAAGCTCGATAACATCACCGCGCTTGCAAATGACAAACCGCGTTTCGCGCTGCCCCTTATCATTTAACGCTGTGAAGTGGAATCCCTCGGGACTCCAAGGAATCAGTACCTTAACCTTGCGCTTCGCCATGATGTTTCCATGTCCTCTAGTGTTACGATTCGGTCGTTCATCAATAACGCTTCGACGCCACGCGGCATCGTGTTGACAATGTTTCCGATTACGGTATCTTCACGCTGATTGTAGAAGTCGCCAATCATCAACCGCATTGCATGCCGGATAGTCTCTGGCACGCTTGCACTAGTCCCGCCGTATCCACAGACATAGGTGATCGTGACGGCGTTTAGCTTCTCTTCGCGGGCCTCGGGGAAGTCCTCGCCATATACCGGCATCACAACACCCGGCTCCGCTTTTGTGTCCACTTGATAGAGCGAGCTAGACCATGTTTGCGAATTGCCGTCTACATCGTAATAGGTTATTGATGTCACGC